CGTCAAAAATATGCCGTTTACGGAGCCTGTATCGACGGTTGCGTTGGCGGTCGCCAATGTCGAATAACCGCCGCCGCTTAATGTGACAGATGGCGCCGAAGTGTACCCTGCGCCCGGAGTAATGACGCTAATGGCAACTACTTGTCCAGAAGATATGGTTGCCGCCGCAGTCGCTTGAATACCACCGGTAGGCGGCGCTCCGATTTGTACTGCCGGAACGGATTTGTATCCCGCACCAACGTTACCTACTGTAATCTCTAATACCTGACCGGCTGTGTTGGTTATCGTGGCAACCGCTGTGGCTTGTATGCCGCCGGTTTGGTTTGGCGCAGATATGGTCACGGTTGGAGCTTCGGTGTACCCGCTGCCGCCGTTAGTAATGCCAATAGCCGTTAACGAGCCAATGTTTACTAAATCGGTTCCATCCCAAGTGAAATACCCTTTGTAGGAATCCGAAATTAACAGGTATGTGTTTTCCCACTGCGACACGTTAAATGACGGAGTTGAATTAACTATTGTTCCAGTTACGGCCACGGAAGTTAACGTTGGGACATATTGATTTAATGTAAAACTGGCATTAATAAAACCCGTAGTATTAACACCGGTTAAATTTAAAGGCTGATTAATTAAAAATGTTCCATCGCCTCTGTCTGTATTAATAATGGTTCCGGACGGTATGCCACTTCCGGACAAAGCCATTCCCACTACAAACGTTCCAGTTATAACTCCTTTTGGCTCAAAAACATTTTCTGTACTTGGCGAAGAAAAAGTGTAAGCAAATGTTATTTGACCATTTGCTCCCGCTCCGGATACTCCGTCTATATTGTAATTTTGTGCGCCGCAGCCGCCTCCTCCGGGAGCGTTTCCATCTAACGTTCCTCCGGGGCTATAAATTTGAGTTGACCCTCCATTTGGAGAACCTCCTCCATTGCCATTAGTTCCACCAATGCTTCCAGTTAAATTGGTGTCTCCACCACTTCCGGAACCAGGTAATCCTCCAACGGCGTGAGCAACACCGCCACCACCGCCGGTAGCAAGTAAAGATACAGAACCGCCAGAAACTGTTCCGGTAACGGTTGAGTTTCCTCCTGCAATTCCATTTACCCATCCAGAATTAGCGCCGCCAGTTTGCGCAGAACCACCAGAGCCAACGCTCCATGAAAACGATTGTCCAGAAGAAACCGCAATTGTTTTTTGCGTATAACCGCCACCACCGCCGCCACTGCCAACCAAATTTTGCGTTGAATTTGCTACGGCTCCAGAACCACCGGCTCCCCACACGGTAATTGTTACCGCAGAGGCATTGACAGGAACAACTTCCGTTCCCGAACCAGATGTGTAAGTGTTAGTTACTGGACTGGACTGAGTGTAAAAATTGGCGATAGTAGAGCTTGCACTTGAACTCGATGTACTTCCAACAATTTGGGTATTGGCAGGTATTCCATTACCAGTCAAAGTCATTCCAGTGACAAAACTTCCCGTAACCGTACCGCCTTGCACAAAAAAATAATTTAACCCGTTATATCCAGTTGAACCCGCAGTACAAGTCGCGGTTGCGGAGCCAACGCTAAACGTACCGGCTGACGCTAATGTTCCTAATGTTAATGTTTGTAAATTAACGTATTCGCATGAACCATCAGATTCAAACGCTATTAAATAATCGTTTAACCCTATGTTGGTATTAAAAAAAGCGACAACTTGTTGAGAAAAATTTATTCCCAATTCACTGGCATTAGGAATTGTTTTTATATTTGCGGGACCAACCGGCATGGCGTTTTCAAGCCACGCAAACTCATTTTCATCAATAGCGGTACGATAGGCTTTGGTGTCTACACCCCTAAATTGCCTAATAACCTGATATGACTTTTTTTGTTCTGCATTGGCCATATCAGTACGTTACGCTGTAAGGATTAGGCATCCTGCGCGTGTTGATTGACACCAACACAGATTGGATGTGCTTAATATATTCTTGTTTGTAAATTTCCGCTTCACCATAAGACTGTTCATAATATTTGGCCAAGTAAGCCGCATAAAATTGAACAGGGGTAGAAAACGGGTCATTAATGGTATCGGGCTGTAATGGGTCTGCCAATAACAAATTTAATGGCAAAACAATACAATCAATTTCAATTTGATACGATTGATCGGGAACAGGAGAAATATAAATGTTTCCTTGTCCATATACGCTAAACGCAATTGGTCGTCCAATGTAATTTTGCCAGAATCGTAATTCAGCATTGAATTGAGTCCACGGCAAATAACGCAAAGGTATTCTGGTGTTACCCCAATAAAGATTGATATTAACAATATCCAGTATGGTGTTTCCGCTAGACGCAGCTAACGGAGATGAACCCATTAAATTGGTTAGCGAATTCCAGTAAATGTTTTCGCAATTTCCAACATAAGTTAATCCTAATTGTCCATTTAAAAATTCAGTGTTCGGAGGATAATTATTGTTGTTTGGGCCAGATGGATACGGAGGAGCCGACGAGCCACTCAATCCAGAAAAAATAGAAGGCTTCCACTGAACAACATTTCCGCTGTTATTAGTCCACTGAACAGCAGCATTACTATTATTAGTCCATGTTACTGGATTATTTATTGACGTTACTTGATATATATAAATATTAGAAAAAATAAATTGATTTAAAGAATATAACGTGTTTGCTTGCCATGTAACAGGATAAGTCGGTATTACACCGTTAATTGTTGAACCTGGAGGAATTTGGCAAGGAACTTGAGAAACTATAATTTCTCTTAAGCAGCCCGTATCTCTGACGACACGTTCGCGGGCGCTATTAATGTAATCAGTTAATTGTTGTTGCGAATAAAAATTTCCATTGGCATCATGCAACAAGCGTTGGACTTGCGTAATGTAGCCTTGTAATGTTTGAGCCATTTACGTTCCATAACTTTGCCAAACAAAGGGGGGCTTTCGCCCCCGCTGTTTTAGAAGCTGACAACATCGCCCCATACGATAATGTCACAAGTGCTGCTGTTGCCAGAAGCAGTGTTAACATTGACGTACAGACACTGAGTCGTCGCACCGGAAACCACTTGGGTTTGGTATGCAGACGCGATGCTGATGTCTTGGTATTTACCGGTTCCCGTAACGCTCGATAACACCGTGTTGGCGGTCACTAAGTTCGCGCCATCATTGGTAACACCAATTGATACGTTTGCGGTTGCAACCGAACCCGATGGATTTTGCACGGTAACTCGACGGAGAATAACGCCGCCTGAATTTCCCGTAGCGCCACCATTGGTCAAGCCTCCCGACAGAATCGGGAGGGTGATAACCGCGTTGCCGGCGGTGTTGAGCTGAGTTGCCCGGATGGACGCTAGTTTGTAATAACCAACGACGTCTGGGTAACTTTGCGCTAATGAATCTGAATTAGCCATTTACGGACTCCTTACTTGTTGTTGTAAGTACCGCTTACAGCTTGACCACCGTTTGAACCGTACAGCGTGACAGTGATGTTCGAGGTGTTGCTCGAAATCGCTTGCACGTTGGTACCGTCACTGATGAACAATGGCACGCCAACGTTGACCGCCGACAGGTTTACCCAAGTCGGTGACGCAATGTTGTTAGCCGTGTTCAACTGAATGACGACGTTCGTCGTAGGCAGCATCGTCCAGATACCGGCAGGAACCGTTACTCCAGTCGTTGCGCCGGTGCCAGTGGCAACGGTAATCGGCTGAAAATATGCGGCTGCGGTGTTGGTCGACGCATTAGCAAGAATGATTTTATTTGCTGAAAGTGACATGGTTACTCCTTAGAGGCTAATGCTGTTATAGCCGGTAACCTGGGTCATGGTCTTCGGTTTGGTCGACACCAATTCTGCAATGGTGATAACCGCGCCTACATAACCAATCTGCCAGTTCGGGAGCGTGGACTCAAATCCAGTAAACACGAACGAACCTTGCTCATGGACATAGAGCGATAAGTAGTTCGAGTTCAGGAAGTACACGGTACCTTCCGGACAGTACGGGTCTGGGTAAATTGGCACGCCGGCAACCATCAGTGCGCGGAACGCAGCTTGTGGGCCGTTGCCATCGCCATCAAATCCGTTACCCGGAGTGATGACGTATTGTTCTTGACCGACGTAGTCTTGCGCCAACAGCGTCCAAGTACCGAATCCGCACACGCCAAAGGTTGGCACTTCCGCGCCTTTCTTGACGGTACCAGAAATGTACTGGAGGATGTTCTGACGGGTCGGATTGACATTGCCCGCGGTGTACACAGTGGATTGCCACCAAGTGTTAGACGAACGCGAAATGTTTCCGTACGCACCGGCGGCAGGGTCGGT